TCAAGGTTACATTCGACGAAGCAAAGGAATCAGTCGGAGCAAAACTTCTTCCAATTATTCAAGATCTAGTCCAATTCGTAATTGACAAAGTTATTCCAGCACTTGGAAGATTCGCGGATTATTTCAAGCCAATAACTAAAGCAATCGAGGATAATAAAGAATCTTTTATGTCATTCTTTGAATTGATTAAACGATTCTTGCCTCCAGTTATGGACGTTATGATGAACGGTTTAAGAATTCTTGCTCAAGTTGCCGGCGGAGTTATCAACGTTATCGCTTCCGTTCTTGACATGATTAATCCAATGATTTCGGCGGCAGTCGGTGGAATAAACACACTTATTCGCGCCTATAACACAATCCCATTCTTGCCTAACGTTTCACAGATTTCAGCTCCTTCAATTACGGTTCCAAAAGTAAGCGTCCCAAACGTTGCAGGATCTACAACATCAATTCCAAGCATGAGTGCAAGCGGCTCAACTTCTGGAGGCGGCTCAACTTCTGGAGGCTCTGCTAGTGCAACAAGTGACGCACCGCAGTTCTTCAATCCGTCCGCTAATTTCGTGCCGTCATTCGGTAAATCTTCATCTATTGCACTCATGGAGGCAGGGCAATTCCAACGCGAATCCTCGATTGTCAATAACATCACGGTCAACGGTGCAATCGACGCCGAAGGAACCGCGCGACAAATTGCCGAAGTTATGAATAATGGATACTACCGAGGCACAGGTGGCGCGTCTCAGTTCGTCGGTATTAAGTGACGCAATGGAGCCCGATCTGGGACGTCTCGATAAATGGCGTCAGTTATACGACGGTTACGCTTGCCAACCTCTCGATTACTTCTGGACGCTCGAACATCTATATTCAAGCGCAAGCCGGCTATGCAACGATAAATCTAATCAACCTAGACGGGTCGGCAATAGTTCCGACAATTAACGACACTCTTTCAATCGAAGTCAAAGACACTTCCGGCACATTCGTTCCAATATTCGGTGGATCTATTGTGGACGTCGGTGTAAACGTCTCTCAAGTCGGTTCGACAGGAATAGCCCAGACAATAACTATCACAGCTCTGGGAGCCCTTGCAAGGCTTCAAAAGGCACTCACAAACGGAGTTTTAACTCAAGACTTCGACGGCAATCAAATTGACACAATTCTTCGCGAAGTCTTATTCGCTCAATGGCAACAGGTTCCGGCGGCTCTAACTTGGGCGACTTATGATCCGACTATCACGTGGGCGAATGCAGGAAATACAGGACTTGGCGAAATAGATACTCCAGGAAACTACGAACTCGCGCAACGCTCTTCCAGTCGCACCGACGTTTATTCTTTAGTCGCCGCACTTGCAAATAGCGGCTTAGGTTATATTTACGAAAATTCTGCCGGACAAATTTCCTATGCAGATTCAACTCATAGAACCGCATATCTAGCGGCAAACGGCTACACAGATCTAGACGCAAATCAGGCACTCGGACAAGGAATCAAGATACAGACTCGCGCTGGAGATATTCGAAACGACTTGACTATCAAATACGGCACAAACTCGACGAGCGAAGTCAGCGACAGAGATGAAACGTCAATCGGTCTATACGGCGAACTTGCTCAAATTATCACAACTACAATAAAACACGCGGCAGACGCAGAAGATCAAGCTGCGTTCTATCTATCGCTCCGCGCTTATCCGCAACCTATATTCGAATCTATAACCTTTGCTCTTACAAATCCCGAACTTGACAATTCCGATCGTGACGCTCTTATCGGTGCATTCATGGGACAACCGATTAACCTCACAAATCTTCCGCTCAATATGTCCTCCGGCAACTTTCAAGGATTCATCGAGGGCTGGAGATTCTCAGCCTCTTACAACGAACTCGCAATTACTCTTCTACTCTCACCGCTTGCATTTTCGCTCCAAGCGATGGCGTGGGACGACGTTCCAATCGTTGAAACGTGGTCGAGCGTGTCGCCGACACTTACATGGGAATACGCGACAATCGTCGCTTAGAAAAGGAGATAGATAAATGGCTAATCCAACAACGAATTTCGGCTGGGTCATGCCGACGGCTACGGATCTCGTCACAGATCTACCGGCGGACTTCAACGTATTCGGTCAAGCCGTCGATACTTCGCTTGCACAACTAAAAGGCGGAACGACCGGACAGGTTCTTTCAAAGACTTCCGCTACAGACATGGCATTCACGTGGGTCGCACAAGACGATTCAAACGCAATTCAGAATGCAATCGTGGACGCAAAAGGTGATCTTATTGCGGCAACGGCGGCAGACACTCCGGCGCGATTGGCAGTAGGCACAAATGGTCAATTCTTGGTTGCCGATTCTACCGCCGCGACTGGATTGAAATGGGCTACCGCGTCATCGGGAAAGATTTTGCAAGTCGTATCTGCTACTTATACAACTTCAACGGCTATCTCTGGCGTTACTTTTGCCGACACAGGATTAACGGCGACAATTACTCCAACGCTAAGCACAAGTAAAGTTCTTATTCTCGTCCAACAAACCGTTCAGACAGATCGCGCAAGTTCTACTTCTGCAAGTATGGCGGTCAAGTTACTTCGAGGCGCGACCACTATTGACTCACCGTTCTACGGAACAGGCGGATCATTCTCAGTCTATGCCGCTTCTCTTTCGACAACTGTTTCGATCGAAAACATCTTGCCAATGCATTATCTCGATTCACCGGCTACAACTTCGGCAACGACTTACAAGGTTCAAGGTGCTGGATCTACTGCAACAACTTCGGTCACTTTCCAAAATACTTCGGCTATGTCAACAATAATTCTCATGGAGGTCGGCGCATAATGACAAACAAATTAATAATTAGGGCAGTTCAGGCTCTTGCACCAGACTTAGATTTCCGCGTAGAAAATGACGATATTGACACTATCGAGTCTCTCAACGGAAAAGACATTCCGTCAAAAGCCGCTATTACTGCACAAATCAAAATTGTTGAAAAAGAATTAGCCGACGAAATTACAAATCGCGAAGCGGCTAGATCCTCAGCACTTGCAAAATTAGCCGCACTTGGACTTACAACGGAGGAAATAAGTGCCATTTCCTAACGGCACTCTTCACCGAGTAATCGAAATCGCTCTGGGCGAAGTCGGAACCGTTGAAGAAGGCGATAACCTAACAAAGTACGGAAAAGCCTTCGGAGTCGATGGTTTGCCGTGGTGCGGTTCATTCTGTAACTGGGTCTATAAAGAAGCCGGAGTCAAAATTCCATCGGTTATCTCAACGGCGGCAGGGGCTCACGCGTTTAAGAATCTTGCTAAATTTCGAGAAGCGCCTCAAGTCGGAGATCTTGCATTCATGGACTTTCCGCACGATGGCGTAGATCGTATTTCCCACATCGGAATTGTGGTCAAAGTTGCGTCGGATTCGATTACTACAATCGAAGGAAATACGTCAGGGACAGGCGATCAACGCAACGGCGGAATGGTAATGATCAAGACTCGCGCACTCGGTACAGGGTCACCGGTTGTCGGTTTCGGTCGTTGCCGTTTCGCACCTTTCGAAGGTGATCTTCCGGTCATCGTCGAAGAAGTAAAAACACCTATAAAGAAAAAAATAGGAAGGCTAAAAAAATGAAGGAAGCAAAAGCACTCGGAGCCTCTTGGGCTCGCTCTTTCCTAGCGGCGGCAGTTGCATTGATCGCCATCGGTGAGACAGATCCAAAAGCAATTTTTACGGCAGGAATGGCGGCGGTTCTTCCGGTCATTCTTAGATATCTCAATCCTAAAGACGTCGCCTTCGGTGTCTCTGGAAAGTGAGTCAGTTCGCACGGGCGGCAACGCTTTTCATAGGGCTATGCGTTGCGTTGTCGTCTTGCGGTTATCAAGGATCCATACGTTATGAATGTCAAGAATTCCAAAATTGGAAAAAGCCGGAATGCATACCGCCGGAATGTGAAGTCGCAGGTGTCTGCTCTAAGGATCTGGTGGGAAACGAAATCTATGACTCGAAGTCGTAAATTATTATCTCCGGAAGATATACACGCGCGCCTCATTCTGGCCATTGGCCTATCTCTGGCAACGGTATTCGTCATCACTACCGTCGGCATTACTTACGCGCTTATATTCGTGACTCAACCAGTAGTCAATCAAGCACCTAATGACGCCGCGTTTATAGACGTGCTAAAGATGATTGTGACATTCTTAGCCGGATCACTCGGTGGCGTACTAGCCGGTAACGGGCTCAAATCTAAATCAAAGGCTGCGGACACGCCGACGGATACGCCTAAAGGTTGAAAATGTCGGCTCTCGATGAGACTCTTTTCTCGGGAGCAACGACAAGGCTCCCACGGGAGCATAAAAATGTACGAAGAAATAGGTTATTGGTTAAGTCTGGCAATCCTTGGAATTCTTGGAATTTCATGGGGCTACTCAAGAGGCTGGAAAGATGGACATTCCGAGGGCTACGTTCGCGGACGTGCTATCGCAAGCGCATTCAAGGAGATTAAGAAATGAGTAATTTCCTAGAAGGATACGAGGACGTAAATGCTCGAATTACAAGAATCCACGCCGAATTTCCGTCATGCAGAATCATCACGCATATCGAGGATATCGACGTCGTTAAAGGTTACGTACTCGTCAAGGCAGAATTCTTCAAAGAGTACGAAGATCACGTTCCATCATTCACAGATTACGCGCTGGAAATGCGGTCAGATCGTGGAGTTAATCTACACTTCTGGGTCGAAAACGGAATTACGAGCGCAATCGGCAGAGTGATAGGGCTGGCTTCGCCGTCTAAAGATCCGAAAACTGCCGCACGTCCAACACGTCAAGACATGGAAAAGGTTGAACGCCTATCCACGTCCGACGTTTCAGAATTGAAGAAGAGCGACGCTTGGACTTCGATACCATCGTGGGACACAAAAGAAGCTGCCGAAAGTGCCGGAATGCCAACACTAGGAACCGCAATAGACACAATCAAAGACTCGCTCGGTGGTGCGATTCTCGACGATCCATATTCATGCAAGCACGGAGTGCGCAATTTTAGATCCGGAGTATCTAAGAAAACCGATAAGCCCTACGGTGGCTGGTACTGCCCTAATGGGATCGTGTCGCACCAATGCGAAGTTGTCTGGGGCGTACTTGGATCCGATGGTAATTGGGCGGTCAAAAAATGAGCGATTTCGTAGAAATCATAAATCCGCGCACCATGACAGCAAAACTCTTACTCGATGGACAAGTTACTGCCGAGTACAAAGTCGAACAATGTGATTCGTGCAAGTTATTATTGAAATTCGATTCTGCCGGTTATCAAGTTGCAGATCTTGAAAAAGTAATGTGGCTATGTGGATCATGCCGTCCCACGAACTAAGGTATTCAGTCGCATTCGCCGATGAAATGTATATCCATCAAGCTGCGACAGAAAAGATATTACAAGGATCCGGAATAATGGGAACTCAGCCTAGATACAACCTGGCTCTCAACACGCACGAACAAGTCTCAGAGTTAGCCGAATCTATAACTGCGGAGTTAATCGTGGCACGTTACTTCGGGCTCGATTATGACGCACGTCAAAATAACGGAAAACATCACGCCGACGTGACTATGGCGAATAAACAAGGCTTGGAAATCAAATGGACGAAATACGAATCGGGACACTTGATTATTTATCCTAATGACAGAGATAGCGACGTGGCGGTAATGGTCGTCGGTAAAAGCCCTACATACAGAATCGCCGGCTGGATACCTGTGCAATTCGCTAAACGTGCAAAGTATAAACATCGCTCACAAGATTCATGGTGGATAGAGCAGCACAATCTCTTTCCGATTGAAGATCTAGTAAGGAGCAAACATGGACGTTCACTTATCTAAGTGCCGCATATGCAAGAAGATCACTATGCAACGCGAACGAATCGTCACGGACAAGCTGCCGCCTAATGTGAAGGTGCTGGAATGTCTAAAGTGTGGAGTTATGGGCGTGGTGTTACTGGAGAGTAGCCAATGAGTAATAACCAAAAAACAAAAAGAACGCGTTTCAAATATGCTTATCACCTTTCTTGCGTTGATTGCAAAAAAACGTGGTGTCTTTCGTCTATGCAAGATCAGTGCATAAAAACTGCCGCACACCATGTTGCTAATCATGTCGTTATTGGTTCGTTCGGGCTATCAAAATGCCTTGAATGGTGTCAAGCGTGAATAGTTATCCACAGGAGTTATCCACAGGCAGGGATAACCTGTGGACGACACGCAGGAGTCGCGCTCAAGTTATCCACATACTCATCAGTAACTTGACATCAGGACTACCATCACGACGCGGTGGAGAGCCGGTCAGCCGTCTCGCTCGCAGCCGCTTCTTGGTGGTTTCGGGACTGCTATGTGTAATTGGCATTACATCGGCTTATTCAGCAAAAGCAGTTAACAACACAACCGAAATCTATAAACTCTATGCACACACTAAGTTACTCAACGCAAAAGAATTTCATTGTGTAGATTTACTATGGATTAAAGAATCTCAATGGAATCCACGATCTAAGAATAAACAATCAACCGCTTATGGAATACCTCAGCTGCTAAAGATGAAGGAACGTGATCCATTCAAGCAGATAGATCTAGGGCTAAGATATATTAATCATCGTTATGTAACTCCATGCAAGGCTTGGGAATTCTTCAAGAAGAAGGGTCATTACTAATGGCTACTCAAAGCGCACGTGCTAATGGAGGCACGACTGCATGGAGAAAGATACGTGCGCGAATCCTTGCTCGCGATGGCTGGACATGCCAATATTGCGGAAACGATGATCATGCAAGAATGACCGTGGATCATGTCATTCCGATATCTAAGGGCGGAACCGATGAAGACTCAAATCTAATAAGTGCGTGTCAAAGGTGTAATTATTCAAAAGGCAATCGAATGGGGCGGTTTTTTGGAGGGGCTAGAACACCTCTGACTCTTCTCCTCCT